CGTCTGAAAAAATGTCAGTTAAGTCCTTCAATACACTTTTTACTTGCTGGCGTATATCTACGGTGTATCTTATTTTAGGTGGGAACAATTTAGCGTCCAAAATTCTATGACAAATTGTCTGTTCTCCTACCTTTATTAAAAAGTTAAATGTTTCTGAACCATCAGTATTTGACGTTTGCAAGATACTTGGGTTGTCCAAAATTTCATCTTTGTTCTCTAAAAGGTATACAACCGAACGCATTTTTTGTCCGTATTCAAAACCTTCAACAAAGTTTTTGAGATACTGATACAATTCCATAGAACTGCGAGCTTGTGGGTTGTAATCTCTTACGTTAAAGTAACGTTGGATTACGATGTTGTTGTTCAAGGTAATCAAGAACTCCATTTTAATTACATCTGTTTCTTTCATAATTTTTTTATTTTTCTATTTGTTGTTTGTGTTGTCTTTTTTCTTTTCTTGTCAATTTCATCAAAGGTCGTATAAATTTTATAAATTCATCATCACTCTTACCGAGATATTTGAAGAATCCATCTTCTGTCATCATACGAATTAGATTTTTGTAACCCCTACCTTCAGGGTCTAAAGTGTCGGCATAATATTGTTCAACAAGTAACCTACCTTCATCAGAAATGAGCGGATTTTGTAAATCCACGATTTTTTTGTTTGTTTGGTAGAATGATTCACCGAATTCTCCGTCTTTTGTTTTTCCACTTACAATATTTTTTAAAGTTGTGTTGTTTTTGTCTTGTTCTAAAAGTTCTTGTGCCTTTGTTAAAATATGGTTAAAAGTTACCATAGAATCAAGTATCTCAGGAAAGTATTTCACAATGGTCTTTTCACCCAACCTTAATATACCACTAATGTTATCTGATTTATCACCAGTTAATATCTTAAGAGTCAATACGTTATAGTGTGGAAATTCAGTATCACCAAATTTAACTTTATCACCATTTTTAAATGTGACTTTGGAAATTGGTGAGTAGATTGATGTATGTTTATCAATCAGTTGGAAGTAATCTTTATCTGCCGATAATATTGTTTTTGATTCTTCTTTCGCAATCTGACAATAGTAGGCTATTAAATCATCCGCCTCACATTCAGTTGCTCTTACCTGACGAACAAAACATTCTTCAAGGTATTCTTTTACTCTTTCTTTTTGGGTATGGTATGACTCAAGTTTAAACTCGTTCATACTCTGTCTACGATTTAACTTGTAGTTAGGGTATAATTTACGTCTAACGGCAGAGTTGTCGTCACCGTCCCAAAAGACAATAATTTTGTCGTAGTTGTGTTCATCAATTTGTTTTCTGAGGGTATTGATAAAATGAAAGACACCCCCGATATGGTTTCCTTCCACAAAGAGGTCTCTGACCCCGTGAAATCCGATTTTAAATAGGTTATCACCATCTACTAAGAGTGTCTTCACAATTTATTTTTTATACTGTTTCACTTTCTTTTTCCTCAAACAAGCTGAAATCTCCATCAGCCCCAATAATCTCTTTCCAATACTCAGCGTTTTCTTTCTTGTATTGTTCAATAGATACTTTTTCTTCAGCCGCGTCTTTTCCTGCCAAGAATCCGTGTGGTGTTACGATAATCTTTCCATCCTCATAACCCAAACCATTGATGTGGTTTTTCATAACAGAAACTTTTGTACGGATTGCAAATTTAACAGTTCGTTTGTCTTTGGTTGCAGAGATTTTGTTTGTTCCCGCGCCTTTTTGATTACCAAATAAGAATACTAAAGATGAGTTTAACCAAATGGCTTCACCACCTTTTGCTTTAATCTTTGGTTGTCCAAATGGATTGTCAGGAAGTTCAACCCAAGGTTGGTTAACAATAACCAATGTGTTTTCATATTTTGAATCAGATTTACGAGAACCTGAAATACGTTGGTTGATACCCATTCCAATCTTGTCGGCAAGAACCGCAGCATTGTGTTGTTTACCACCTTTACCTTCGTAGGTCATCTTACAAGGAACTGAACCCACTGAATCCCAAAGGAACAATAAATCATATTCCAATTCACCTTTTTCTTGAGCATCCAACAAACTATTAATATAATCTGTGATTTGTTCAATGTAAGAAAAGTTGTTATTGAAAATAAAAAATCCATCCCAATCCAACTCTCCTGTTTCGGGGTCAACAACTTCTTCACAATCAAAACCCATAAGTCTTGCGTGTTCAAAACTCCACTTCTGTTCCGTAATAATGAAGACAGGAAGAATATTTTGTTTTTGAGCTGATACGGCAGATTTTACAAGAGCCGTTGTCTTACCTGTATCAGAGTGACCCAAGAACATATTCAAGTGTCCTATAGCAGGTCCTGGTAGTCCCACAGCATCCAAGAAATCTTTACCCAAGTCAAAGTATCTTTGTGGTTTATACTTCGCTGAAGTTGAGAATTTCTTCTTTACTGAATTAAAATCGTTTTTTTTGATTGCCATATATGTTATAAATTAATCATGTATGGTACCATACAAGATACCATACATGATGTTTTGTTTTATTAGAACGGTAAGTCCTCAGCAGGTTCGTCAAATAATTGTGGGTCTGCAGGAGCTGAAGATGTTGTTTTAGAACCACCCATCATCATATCACCTGAATCACTGTACAAGTATTTACCTGTCTCACTATCCCAACGAGGTTCTTCACCACGAGAGATTGCTTCCAAATATTCCACAGGTTTCTTAGAGTAAACATCATTCCATGTCAACTCATCTTTTAACCACTCTTCCATAACCTTAGCGTTCTCGTGAAGAGGTGCTGGGTCATCATGCATAATGGTTTGGATTGTTGTGTAATCTTTTCCACCAGGAGTTTTAGATTTAACCAACTGTACAATAAGGTCTCTACCTTTTTGGGGGTCAGTTACATCACCCTTTTGTCTCCAAATTGGAATGATTTTGTCAAGAATACCATCATTCTTGTAATTGTGTTTGAAACGCCAAAACTTTACACCTTCTTCTTCAGCATCACGGTCAACAACCTTTACGATGTAAAATTTACGGGATTTGTATTGTTTAGCCAATTCTTTGTCCGAATCTTTACCGGTAGCCATCAACTCATCGTAAACCTCATTCAAAGGTGAACGTTCGTTGTCATTTTTACCTGGGTCATAGAATTTTTGCCATTTACCACCCACTTGTAATTCATGGTACCAAACTTCTTTAAAAGGTGAAGAACCATCGGGTGTAGGAAGGATACGTACTCTACGTTGTCCTTGAGATTGCCCTTGTGGAAGAATACAAGCAAAATACTTTTTCATTCTTTCCTCTTGGGACATTCGGTTAGAGTCTCCGAAAGACTGTGTGTTTTTTTCGTACTGTGAAAGTACTGCGTCAAGTGAACTCATCATGTTTTTTGTTTAATTAGATTGTTAGTTTATAAATTATAGTTGTTATTTTTTTGTTCGTCAAATTATTTCGCCAAATAAAAAAGGGCCACAACGTGACCCCTTTAATATAGTAAAAAGTTGTTAAAAATCAATTCATTTTAAAAGATGTTCCTGTTGGTTCATCACCATAATTGTCAAAAGATTTTTTGATATCTGAAGGAACTATATTTTCAACTTCATCCGAAGTTAATACGTATTCGTTTTTTCCTGACTTTGTTAAATCTTCTTGTTTGTCTTGGAAAAAATCAGATAATTTTTGATGGAATGGACCACTATCCAAACTTCTCAATTCCAATTTTTCTTGTGGTGTTTTTGGTCTGCTTTGTTCAATTTTTTCTTCCATTGAGTTTAGTTTTTCAAATACTTGGTCCATGGAATTTAATTTACTCTGCATGTCCTCAATTTGTTTAAACATCATGTCAAAATATTCTTGTTGTTTGTTTTCAATATTTTTTTGTGAATCAACTAGTTCAGTTATATCCATTTCTTCAACGTCACCCCCTTTCTCTTCTGATTTGCCCTCGTCGTCTATTTTTTCTACGTCAGGGTCATTCTCAACATCAATCTTTTCTGCTGTTGGGGTTGTAGGTGCGGCTCCTTCGGGAGCTGCTGCTGCAGGGGG